ACATCTGTATAGGAAAAGGATTTTGTTGCCTTGGAAATCTTGCTTCCGAGTGCCGGGTTGGAAGTGCCGGAAGTTTTGACGCTCGTGGTTGTGGTTGTCGATGTGGTTCCCGGAATCGTAAAAACTTCTTCCGGATAAATCCAATGTCCATTACTGGAACTGGACTTGCCGTGCGCCTTTGCCGTGGATTCGATCACGTCTGCATTTGCGTTGTAAATGGTCGTGTACTGTGTCCCGCTTCCGAGGTACTTTTTTGCAATCGCCCACAAGGTATCTCCGGAGACCACGGTATAGGTAGTTGCACTCGCGCTGCTTGCCGAGGTCTCGGTAACGGTTTCCTGAACTGTCCCGTCATATGTAATTGAAAGTCCGACTTGTCGTGGTAAAGCCATGTTACGACCTCCAATCTGGGAGGATGCTTGCTTCCTGCGGCTTATCCTCAATGGTCAGACCGATGCCTTCCGGAAACACAAAATAGGAAAGATATTTCTGATTGTTTTCCATAAGGAAAGAGGTGTAGGATTCGCTCCCGTACACCTCTTTTGCAATACTGTCCCATACGTCGCCGGACTTAGTTTTATATACTGTCGCCATAAGCACACTCCCTATGCAAAAGACACACGCCCGTGCGTCTTTAAGTATTTTTCCATAAGGCTCTCGAACTCGTCCTGAGATATCTTAAGAGCCTCGGTCAGATCTTCTTTCGATGGAGCGTCTCCGTAAAACTGCAGCGTCGGCTTGTACTCAACCGAAGTAGAACTGCTGCCTCCGTCAAGTTCCAGAGAATCCAGTTTGCTGTCCATGCCAAGCAGCCGCCCGGTCTGCTCCCAGAGCGAGATCGCGTTACTGCTGCCATCAATCGGAATTGCCATCTCCGGACCGTTCTCTGCGAACCAGGTAAGCTCCGGGGAGGTTGCAAGCCCTCCGTCTGCTCTCTGGTTTGGAATAAGCAGACTGGATGAACCATACTGTGAAAAGCTGGATAAGCCATTTAGTGAAGGGTTCAGCGTAATATCGACATCCGCGCTCGTGGAAAATCCCTGCGAAAAATATTCGTCGATGGTTTCCTGACTCCATGTGTACATTCCTTCAATGACCGGTCTGATAGTCTCGTCGTAGGAATCGTCCATTCCTTCTGCAATGGAATCCGGGACATATCTTCCAGCATCTATTAACTCGTTAATTGTGTCCTCGTATTCCGTTCCTGAAAGCTGCTGTCCAATCAATTCAAATATTGCATCCTGATCCCCGTTTGCAATGCCGCTTAAGAAATCCGCTTGTTCCAGTCCATTTGCGATAGATTCCGGAACATCCATTCCGAGTTGCTCATACTGCTCTTTAATGTTTTTCATCTGCTCGATAGTAGGTTCCATCGCTTCCAAGAGTTGTTCAATTGCTTTCCGCGTAATTTCAAATTCATCATCGTTTACGGTATTCTGCCACAAATCGTTCCAATATGTTTCAAGCGGATCGTAATCCATCATATCAAGCTGTTCTTGAGTGTATTCGGTCTGATCTTTAAACCAACTCAAATCTCCGTCAAACAACCCGGACGCGAAAGAATTTATATCGGACGAGTATTGTTCCATGATCGTATTAAGCTGAAACTCCGATGCTGCCGCTGTTGCGCTGCTGACCTTATCGAGATAATCGGATTGCAATTCCTCTAATGCCTTATTGTATTCGCTCTCTGTAAGACTTCCTCCATTGTACGCAGACCAAGCGGAAGATGCGTTCTTAATATAAGAATCGTCGTAAGCCTCAACCATCGTATCGAGCTGTGCATTAAGTTCTTCCTGCAGATTCTGAAATGAATCCGATGTAAGCTCGCTTCCGGAGTACTTCATTCCGATAAGTGATAATTGTGCTTCAAATTCGCTTTCTGCAAGCCCTTCCTGCAACTCTGCCATTTTTGCCTGAATCTCTGAAATCGAAGCAACCTCGTCCGGATCCAGTATTTTATCACTGAATGCCTCATTTACTGCATCTGCTAATTCTTCTCCGAGCGACGACATTTCATCATAAGAATCTGTATAGAACTGATTTATTTTATCAGAAATATCGCTGTCAAGTCCGGATACTGTAGAAAGATTCAACGATACGGCATACTGATTTTGAAGCACATAATCCTGCGCGGATGAGATATAATCATCAATCGCTGTTATGTAGGATTCCTGCTCATCCTCGGTAAGTTCCATGCCGATAGAAACTTTCCAATCCATTTTGTTTATTTCCGAAATAGCTTCAGTCATTTCAGACGAAAATTCATCTAAGGCATCAAAGGCATTAAGCGCATCATTAACCCCACTTAAGCTGTCAGAATCAAGAATGTACTGCGCAATATCCTGAATTTCCTGCATGGAAAGCGCAATGTTCCCGAAGTGATCTGCGAGATTGTCATCAACAAGATTTTGCATGTGCTGTTCGTAAGCTGCAATTGCGGTTGTAATCAATCCGATCGCAGCAACAACGCCTACAATCACTTGCGTACTCATACCCATATTCAAGAAGTCTGTAATCGCTTTTGTAATATGAACAATGCTGGATGCAATCTTGTATGTCGTAAGTGCGGTTCCGATACCGGCAATTGCGGAAACAATAACCTGCGGATGTTTAAGGAACCACTTTCCAACAGAAAGCAACCCATTGAAGAACGGGCTGACATCCTTCCATGCACTTTTTACTTTGCGCGACATGGTCGGAATTGCTGTACTAAGATTCTGGATCCACTTGCTCACGCCGTTGGAACTTCCGAGGTAATCATTTAGGTTTAGAACGCTTTCATTGATGTCGGAAACGGTATTAAGGAACGGCTCCCGGAGGTCATCGTAAGCGGTAATACCAAGCTGTTCGATGTTGTTACGAAGAATCTCCAACTGACTTTCCGTCGTCTCATATCGTTTTCCTGCTTCTATTGCAAGGGCGGTATTTTCTTCCCACGCCTCGCTCGCGACATTAAGCGCATCACTAAGAAGCGAGGAGGAGTAAACCGTATCCAGAGTGGTATCCTCAAACACATCTTCTGCAATGGCAGCGTCGATCTGCTCCTGCGTCAATTCTCCCTGCGCATTGGCAAGTCGCAGGATAACATCCGATAATCGGACTTCACTAAGCCCCATATCGTTTAATACGGCGATGGCTGATTTCCCGTTACGCTCCGTATCGTTTAAGCCCTCGATAAAGGCAGCAGTCGCGCTCATAGCATCGTTCTGGAATAAATCGGAAAACTCGGTAATACTCATATCCGCCACACTTGCATAGTCGGAAAGAGAATCCGAGCCGGTCTCGACGGCAAGCTGTATCTTTTTCAAGAGCTTGCTCATTGCCGTACCGCCTTTTTCCGCCTTGATGCCTACTGCACTCATCGCTGTGGACAAGCCCATGATCTGCGCCTGCGACAATCCGACCATGTCGCCGGTAGCCGCGAGGTTTGTTGCCATATTTACGATTTCTTCCTCGGTCGTTGCAAAATTATTACCAAGGTCAACGATGGTGGAACCAAGTCTTTCATAATTGCTGATTCCATCTTCCCCGTAATTGGTCATATTGGTTACATTTGCAAATCGCGCCAAGGCGGTAGCCGCATCCTCTGCAGCAAGGTTTGTAGACACACCCATGTTAATCATGGTCTCGGTAAAATCCGTTAAGCTGTCCGTTGCGATACCGAGCTGTCCGGCGATCTCCATTACGCCCGCAATCTCGGTTGCGCTGGACGGGATCACTTCCGACATGTCCAGAATGTCCTGCCGAAGCTTTGCGTACTCCTCGTCGGTGGCATCTACCGTTTTCTTTACGCCTGCAAAGGCGGATTCAAAATCCGACCCGACCGCTATGGATGCCGCAGTAGCTGCGCCGATTGCAACGGTAGCAACACCGGCTGCGGTAGCAAGCGCGGAAAAACACTTTTGCCCTGCGCTTAAAATAGAATCGAAACCTTTATCAAGCTTTGTAAAATCCTTATCCAAGGCGGTTATTGCAGAATTAAAAGTCTTTAATTCTGTTGTCGTTCCAACGAGCGCTGTATTAAAGCTTTTATCCACGATACCGCTGATTCTGATGGCGAGTTCGTATTCTTTTCCTGTCGCTGACAACTTCTGCCACCTCCTCCATGGTTTCTAATAAATCTAAAACAGACAGGGACGATAGATAATCAATCCCTGTCTGTAATGTCATTGATAACTGAATGATACATTTCCGAAGTTTCGGAATATCGGACGGTTTTAATCCGATCCGAATAAAAAACCCATGACGCGATTCTTTACTTTCATAGCCTCTTTCGGAGGTAAAGAGGTAAAGAACTCGACCGGTAACTGTGTCGCCTTGCTTGCAAATACACAAGCGTACTCAATGGATACCTCCGGCATAACATTAACGGCGGTAGCAGCAGTTCGCTTCATGTAGTTATCTACGGCGATCATGTCGGATGCGCTCAGATTATCAAGCCCGGATAAGTCAAGCTCCGTGTATTCCTTTCCCTCGAATTTATACGGTTTCTTAAACTTGATGAGAAGGCTGTTGTCCTCATCCTCGGAAGAGAATACGGCTGCGCCTTCGCCAGCCGTATTCTCTTCCTGAATCATTGTTTTCTCGGTCTCTTTTGCCATTAGCTATATGCCCTCACTTTCTCTAAAAGATCTTTTCCGTTCACTACAAAAACGGAATTAAGCTTGTCGTACTCCAGCATCGTCTCTCCGTCGATCTCGATCAGAATATACAGAAGCTCCAGCGTGACACTTGCATCCATCTTCTTTCCAAGTTCGTACTTGCCCGGAGTAAAACTCTTGAGACGTCCCCTTTCCACGACGCGCATACCGTTATAGGTCAGCGCACCGGTCGCCTTTACGGTAGACTGTTCGGATGCCCGGAAGGTCAGATCGACCAGTTCGGACGGGTTCATGATCGAGAAGATATCCTTGTCCAGAATACGGAACGGAACCTCCTGCGTCATACTGCCATACATTCCGGGAATACTAGTGTCGTAGGTTCCAAGGATTCCCGCACCGCTTACCTCTTCGGTAATCGCGTCGAAGTTGGGAAGGGTAACGGAACCGGACACACCTACCAGAACATTTCCATTGTTATACACATTAAAGTTGTTGATAACCTCGGGTACATTTGTCATTCCCATCTTTATTCACCTCCTAATGCCGTTTCAATCATGGACGGGTCAAATTCCAGAACATTCAGGATGTCCTCTGCCGGTGTGTACGGTGCGAGGTACTGCCGGAAGACAATCTTGCCGTCCAGAACATTTTCAACCGGGTTGTCATCCTTACTGTAAACCATCTTGATTCCGGCACACTTGCCCTGCGAAACAAGGCTGTTGCCCCTTACGTTCTCTGAATCGACGATAGATTCAATCAGACGGTAATTTGCCGGGTTGTCTACCTTTTCAAGATAGGTAGTAATGAAGCTGTTCCCCCACCACGAGAAGAACCGGCGGCAATTGATCCAGCGGTCCTTCGGATCCGTAGTGCCCGGATAAGCAGCCGTGTTATTGCCCCACGACTTGAATCCGTTCATGTTGACTGCAGTTACAATACCGGCTCCGTTCAGTTCGTTCGCCTGCGTGATGTCAAGGTTGACTTCCTCTCCGTCCTTAAGAACGGTTGCGCTGATTCCGAGCGAAGTATTGGACGGGGAAAGATTCGGAACGCTGTCATTGTTGTAATCCTTGTAGCAAGCCATAGCTGCGTACAGAGCGGAATAATACATGATCTTTCCGGCGTACTTAACCATTGGCCAGAGGACAACCATGTGGCTGCTGGTGTAGCCGTTCTCTTCTTTCTTCGCCGCCACATCGGTGTATTTCTTTGCGCCGGTATCGCTGCAGTCGATGTCAACCGCACATTCGCATTTGAACATGCCGTTCACGTCGTCACATTTTCCATCAATCGCTAACCCGACCGCCGGATCCTGCGACCAGCCCGGTGCAATGATGAATCCCGGTGTAAGTCCGAAGGTCGGATATACCTTGCGAACCAGCTCCGTACCGGTTTCTTTTCCGGTTTCCGCATCATAGGATCCGATAATGTCCGCTGTGGTAACTTTGGACGGATCAATCTGATTTCCGGTTAAAGTCAGGGTAGAAACTCCGGATTTAATAACCGTGATGGACAAGTATCCGTCATCGTCAAACTCTGCGGTATAATCCTGACCCTCAACAAGATCGGTGCTATCGTTCTTAACGGTCAATCCCTTTAAAAGGATTCCTTTCTCGGTGGATACTGCCTGCCCGTCTACAACGGAAATTGTTTCCGTGTACTCTTTCTTGTGCTTCTCCGGGTCGAGAACATTGCAGATCACGATGGGACCTACTCCGAACGCCACGAAGAAAGCATCCATCGCCATACAAAGCGTATAGTTCTCGTAATCGTCGGAATATCCGACTGCTGCCTGTGCCTCATCAAAAGTTTTGCAAAGGAATAATTTGTTGGTTGCGTTCTCCGGATCCGCTGCCAGGTTGATCGGAGCCGTGCCGAAAATAACGGTCACGCCGCTCTCATTGGAAACGGGGGTAGGAACGCTGGTCGGATTCTCTTTGATCCGTACTCCATGCATGTAAGCCATTATTGTTTACCTCCTAATTAAATTTTTTTGCGATCTGGGCGTAAACCGTTCCCAGTACACTCTTTTCTTTGTTCAACTCTTTAACCGCTGCTGAAATTTCTTCGAGCGGAACAAAGAGTTTTTCCATCATCGGAAGCTGTGCCACGCAGTCTTTCACGCGCTTCGGAAGCACTCCGTCCTTAAATACGGTAGAATGCCTGACCACTCCGACGATGGTTGGTCCTAAGTACATTTTGTTTCCGGTCTGCTGCGCTGCAGCAGAAGCTTTTTTTGCACTCATGCAAATCTGTCCTCCCTTCTGATAGCTGCGATATAAAAATTCAAGGTGCAGGCTCCGAAAAAGTACGGATAATATCCATCCTCCTGCAAAGCCCAATGGAAATCTCCTGTATAAGCAGCTATATTGTTAAGATTGGGATTTTCCTGAAAACGCTCATACACCTTCTGAATGATGTTAAGCACATCCCGGTGCCCCTGCGCTGCCAGCGCGTCATCCCATATTCCGATGATGATAACCACTTTCACGGTGTTAAACCTGTCTCCTTTCCCGTCATCATCACCGCTGTTCAAACGGACGATGATGTAAGGAATCGGATCCGCTTCATCATCGGATTCATTGACCGGGATATTCTGTGGATATACCTTGATAGGCACGCGCTCTCCTCCCGGTTCCTTGTAGAGATAGTCCTTGAAAATGTGATTCAGTTCCTCTACAAGTGCATCCTGCAACATAATAGGTGTCATGAAAACCCTCCTTATCCGAGATATCGTTGAATCTGCTTCTGAATATGCTCTGCCAGCAGTTCCTTTACATTGGCGGATTCGTATTTTTCGTACATTTCCTTGGACATATTGGCAATGGATGGTGAATACAGAGCCTTGATTGCTTCCTTTTCCGGATTGCTGCGCATCCGCGTTCCGGGCTGCCGCTGTACGACTGTCTTGTGACCATTGGAAAACTCCACGACAAACGCTTTGTACTGGTCACCCTGCACGCCCTTTCTAAGGGCAAGTGCCGTCCTTCTGCCGGTTTTTTCAACCTTGGCTCTGTACCACCTTGGAGGGTTGTATGGCTGCCCTTTTGGGACAGCCACTTCTAATGGGTTCGTATCGAACTTATAGAGTTCTCCAATCTTGCTTTTGACTGTGATCGTCGCATACAGCTTCTTTGTGGTAGCTTTTTTGATGTTGCCGGTATGCGCCGCCGTAAGAGTTTCTTTCTCCCGGTATGCATAATCCTGCTTATCTTCTTTCAGGAGCCTTTTGTTCAGTTCCTTCGCTGCCTCATTGATAGCGCTTCGCAGTACCATAGTCGATTTATCCTTGACCTTGCCAAGTTCTTTTTCAATAAGAGTCAAGTCGTCCATATTGACATCAATATGGATCCACCCTCCGGCTACATTGTGTGAACTCATGTCTTGTTCGCCTCCAGATACAGCGAATAAATGCCATCCTCATTGATTGCATCTGATACGATGTAGGATTTCTTATCGAGCGTCACAACTCTTCCGGTTCCGGGAAGAGGTCCGAAGTCTTTTGCCATTACATAGATCAACTTAGAACTGATATACACACCATCTGCGTATAAGCTGCGCTTATACTGGTATCGCTTTTCGCGGTCAATCATTTCGTTGTTGTCGATAATGCAGGGCATTTCAACTCCGTTTACAAGATGCGTTTCCGAAAATTCGTCCATATTCATAAACACCGTCTGATTATCCAATGCAATCTGATCTTTGAATGTCATGTTATCGCCTCTCTACTTTCTCCTCCGGTTCGATGTTTTTGGAACTCTGCCGACGAGGTTCTCCCCATCCTCTGATTCGGAATGAATGGCATCTCCGGTAGCACCAGGTAATGCCGTTGCGGGACGAGCCTTTGCACGCACGGTGGATTCATTGATCCACGCTGCTGTTTTAGCTTCCACCCAAGCCTCGACCATTCCTTCATCACTTGCCGGAAGTTCGTCTCCCGGTTCGTACTGCTTGGAGTTGTAAAGGATATACGCCGTCGCCACGAGAACCTTGGCTTCGTCCTCTTCGTCGTCCGGATAATTTTCCTCATCTCCGGAGGCGCCGTCTCCATCGGTTCCGGAAGCATTGGTCGTTTCATTCTCCGAACTCGGATTCTGGTTTTGTTCCTCGGAGCTTGCAGGAGTGATGTTCTCCTGCTGCTCCTCTGCTTTCTTTTCTGCTGCTTCGCTCATACGACAATCCTCCTTATCCGAGAAGCTTAACCAGAATTACGGTGTCATCGGCTGCTGCAGTTGCTGCCGCATATCCCGCAGGCGTGTTTCCGTTCGCGGTGTCGGTAATGCCGTTGCCGTCGAAGTAAACCGCTTTTCCCATGGCAATCTCGGCTGTTCCGGTCTTTGCGATCTCGTAAACGCCGGTTACATGGAGGGATCCTTTTTCTCCCGGATTGATGGACGTACCAGCCACGCCGATTCTGGTTCCGAGGCTGATGATCGTATTTGCTTCGATAACGGTCGAGCCGCTATTCTGATAGTCGAGGCTTTCGCCTCTATGCCAATAACTTGCCTTAGACATTGTCATATACCTCCTTCTTTTTATACCAGCGGGCTTTCGATCTTCACGCCGGGGTTCTTGATTGCTCCGCGCCAATCCATAACGCTGATGCCCCAGTCAAGGTAGGTATCCCAAACGAAACCTAACTGTCCCGGAGTTTCCATTCTGCGGATGGTCGGAATCTCCTGCCCGTTCAGATAATCGACTTCCATGAAGTCAGTATCATCCTTGGAACCTAACAGC